GAATCAGGTCAGTCTCGATGTTCCAAATGTGCCATAGTTCCTGCTCTTCTAACTGCACCTTCAGTGCATCCCACAGTTTGAGCGTTGCCACGGCGTCCTGTTCTGCATAGGTCCCCACATACTTGGGCGGCAGCAGGTACATGCCGGACTTGGGATCCACGCCCCACTCTTTTGCTGCGGCTTGCAATAGCTTCTCGTCTTTACGCAACGCCACAAAGTCCCGAGCCATAGCATCAAGGCCAAAGGACCAACGGTTCTCGTCTACCAATGCGCCAGTAATCATCGTGTCGATAATCCGGCCCTTGATCTCCACGCCCTCGGCCCGTAACCACCCAGCATCATAGGTCGCGTTGTGCATGATCACGTTCATATCCGGCACAGACAGTTGCTTCTTGATCCACTTGAGCGTGATCCTTGGATCAAGGTTGTGTCCGTTCTCGTGCCGTATTGGGAAGTAGCCTTTATACTCCCCCGCTGCTACAGCTATGCCTATGATGTGACCGTCCTTACGCGCCCATCCTGGCCCCAGTGTTTTAATGTTGGGGTCGTATGTCTCAAGGTCCACAGCCACATCTTTGTAGCTGGTCAGATCCGGATAGTCTGGTGGGATATTCCAATCTACATCTATCAAATCCAACTCATGTTTGATCTGATGGTGTAGGTCACTCCCGAATAGATTCTTTTGCATGCTGTCGTTTGCTCTCAATGAAGTTGTTTTTGTTTTTGTTTACTTGCTGCCAACGCACATGCGAGGACAACTCTGCAAGTATATGCACGAACTGATTCGTTTCGAACTTCGCTACTCTAACACCGTCCTCGTACACATTCATCCCATCGTCTGTAACTTTCCAAGTGTACCTCATTCTTCTCCCCCCAAAGCTGCATACCCACAGATATCGACCCATGAATCCTCCTTGTTGGATTTCATTAGCCGTGCGGATTTAACCAAGACCATGCAGACCGCAACCTCTTGGCGAGTTATCGGGCGACTCAGAAAGACGGACCACATATCCGCTATGTCCTGAAAGTTTTGTTTAGCGTCTCCGTACTCGGAAGCTCGTTCCCCGTTTATCAGGGCCTGCGCGGTCTGTAGTATCTCGTCACGTTTCATATCGTATACCTGTAATTATTGTTGCTCTGTAGAATGTAGAGATTGTGCCGCGCCCGTGTGATTGCAACGTAAAACGCACGATGCTCATCGTCAGGGTGGTCGCTCTCCACACATGCCTTGGTTGACGCAAGGGATACAACGCAGTTGTCATCCTCGCCTCCCTTCATCGCATGGAAGGTAGACAGTTTGATCCTTGGCTCTGACAGCAAGTCATCGCCCCGTCGTTCCATCGCATCGATGTAGTCTTGTTCAGCTTCGCCAACGCGCATGACCTCATACGCGCTCTGCTCTGGCCCAGCCAACAATCCAAATTCCTGCTGCAATCGATCCATGTCAAGCTCCGTGTCAGGGGCCAACAGATCCAGCATCTGTGTCGAGCCACGCTTGACAACAGCATTCTGCCCCTGCTTCGGGACCGACGAATACAGGTCCTTGATCCTTTGCAGTCCCACAGACTTACCTGCGCACAGATCGTCCCATGTATACAAATTAGACACGAGCTTCTCCGACACACTGGGTCTGCCCTTCAACGAATACTTGAAGCCCATCTCCTTGATCCGCTTTGCCAGGTCGTGAACGTACCCGTTGGTCCGAGCCATAATAGTCCATGACCCCTCGTGCAGCGGTATTTCATCAAGGTATGTGACCCACTCAACCATGCCCTCTTCTTCTCGGGGCTTAAACACTTTGATGTGACGATCATCAATCCTCTTGGAAATGTCCACGGCTAACCTATGCACAGATGCAGGGATCCGGTACGACTGCTCAAGCACCTCCACTTGATTGGTGCATGTGTTAAACACATTAACATCCACGCCCGTCCAACGGTGGATGGCCTGATCGTCGTCGCCAGCAATAAAGACTTGGTCAGATGCGTCAGCGATTTTTGCCGCCATCTCCCACTGCAATGGCGTGAAGTCTTGGGCCTCATCGATAAACAAATAGTCAAGAGCAGGGGGTTCTCCCACCTGTATATACTTGTCAATCATATCGACGTAGTCGTACTTGTTGACCGCACGTTTGTACTCTTCGATCTGCTCATGAAGTTGCAGCAGCTTGGGGTAAAACAAACTACGGTCCGCTGTCTCGTTGAACTCCGTGTCCAAGTCCACCATCCGCAACCGTGCTCGGCCCACCATCTGTAGGTACACGGCCCCCGAACCTCCAATCGAAGGCAGCGACATACCATCCTCAAGATTGTTGGTTATCTTTCCTTCAAAGGTCAGGCCCACCATCGCCCCGATGTTGTCATAGTCTTCCTTGTTCATGATGTCGGTAGGCTGTAGCCCCAACCCACGGAACCCAAACGAGTGGCTCGTTCGCATAAACGGAAAGTCCTTCGGCTCCAGTTGGAACTCGGCACACGCCCGTGTCACCATCTCCTCGATAGCCTTGCGGGTAAACGAGATCACCCCCACGCGTGACGGGTGCGCCCCTTGTGCCAGTGCGTCTTTGATCTCTTCAATCAAACGGTAGGTCTTGCCGCAACCTGGTGGTCCCAGAATAAGTTTAGCCTTCGGTATCATACTCTTTTCCCCTTGGCCTAGTGTTCACCCAGTCTTCTATCTCTGTCAAAACCCAACGGCTTGATGACCGCCTGTTGCTCTCGTCCCCAAGAATGATGGGCTTTGGGAAACTGGTCGAGTTTTGCGCCAGCTTGTAAACGTATGAACGCGATACCCCCAAGATATCCGCCACCTCTCCCACGCGCAGCAATCTGTTAGAATGGGATGTCATTACTAATCTCCTTTGCAGGCAATTCTACTTCCTCTTCGTCAAACGCAGGAACCCACCAGCATCGCACCGTGCTCCGCTTCTCCCCCTTGGGCCCACGCTTTTTAATGTTTTGCACTCCGCTGTCTCCCCCGATATCGCGGATCATTTGTGTCACCCACCCACGGCTGGTAACATTGAAGCGGCGGTTGTGCAGAAACTCCAACAGCCCTTCCAACTTGAACTTCGTAATGCCGCCATCGGTCCATGGTTTACCCATGTCAATCTCCTCCGGTGCCATCGCCCGAATGTGGCTCGTGCAATACGTCCGCAGCAAATCTTTAAACTGTCCTGCCACGGTCAGTTCTTCCGGCACATCGATGTATGTGGCTTGGCTCATCAACCCATTGACCATCTGCTGCCAGCGGTTGGCCTTGGTTGTAGGCGGCATAAACATACACTGCTCCATGCATGCACGTTGCCACAGTGTTTGGTTCTGTAGTTGTTCTGTGGACAACATGATCCGTGTTCCGTTCACATCCATAAAATACAGCCGTGGTTCCGACAGCATGATCGTCAGTCCACCAACCTGTGGCGCATCCGGCGCATCGTCGCTGATCCCATGCTTTGCCAACACGCAGAGTGCCGGATCACAGAACGACTTGAACGGCTCATCGCTGCATGTGTAGCTGTAATCTTTCTTCTCATGCTGCTGAATGATCGTCGATACTTCCTTCGACGGCAGCGGTGGAGAAAACAAAGTTCGGTTGTACTCTTCAACCGCCCCGTGCCAATCATCAGGAAACTTCTTCTTGCAGTACACCCCGATAAAAAACAGCAGCTTGTTTCTCGGCTCCGACTGCGGCCCGTCCGAAAAGATCTCCCGTATACACGGAGGCCCGTCAGTGAAATGCTTACGCGCTTTAGTCGTGGCCCGTACCGCTTCTAGATCAGACAGCGCAACACGGCCCTTGTCCACCGCATCCAAGAACTCGTCGAGTTCCATCGCCTCGACCTTCTCGTTGTAACAAAACCGCTGCGGTAACTCTGCATTAAAGTATGGCATGTTGATAAAGTTGCCCACGTCCCCGCGCTCGGCAATGATCTTGTCCTGCTTTGGAAAGATCTCCACACCACTGTGACCAAGCATGATCGACATCTCGGTCAGGTACTCACGGACCACGGCTGCTTGCTCAAACTCTTTGAGGAACAAATACAGGTGGGCACCGCCCGACTTCGAGCGGCAATGAAACAACGGGAGCTTCAACTTGCGTATGCGCTCCTGCAATTCTTTATGGTTCAAGTCATACACATCGATGTCGATAGCCCCGAACTTGCATTCGTTGTTCTCGTTGATCGGGATAGCCCCAACCCCATGCGTACCGTCGATGTGCGCCTGAACAAGATCCTCGGTCAGAGGCTCCCGTATAATTTTGCTTTGTGATTCTGCCTTACCGTTCCGTCCTATGCGTCCAACTATCGTTGTCCCATGGGCACTCGACGCCCCAACATATGCGGCAAGCAGTCTTTTAGCTTGTGACATCTACTGCTCCAAAGTGAAAAGGGGGACAGTACCCGCTGTCCCCCGAGGCTGCTAAAACGGTATCTCATCCGAGTTGGAAGAGGAAACTGTGGAGGAGCCCTCCTCCGGTGCAGCTTTCACTTCGCCAGCCGCAACGCTATCGCGAAACGACTTAGCTTCAAGCATAAGGTCGCGGCTCTCAAGCAGCCCAACCTTCTCTATCTGATAGTTGAACCACGACCCTTGGTCATTGCTTTCTTCTACCGTAGTAAACTTCCATTGCGTTGCAAACAACGGAGGCGTAATCATTGCGCCCGTCTTTGGGTGCTTGATCTTCTGCATTGCAATCTGAGTTTTCCAACGGCGACTGACCTTTAACTGGCTCGACTTCATGTCGATCACCACAGGTTGATACGTGCCGTCAGCTTCCACAACCAAACAGTAATGCTGATCTGACTTAACCAACTCGTTACCATTGGGCAACATTTCCTTTGCACCCTGCCGCTCGGTTCTTTGCAATACTGGATCGGTCGCAGGTATCTCGCCACGGAAACCACCCCCCTGATCACGAGGTGTGAACTCCAGGTACTTGGTTGTTTGGTAGCACGGGATAACAGTAATACCATCTTCCCCCGTCCAATGCTGCTTGGTCACAGTATTAAACATATCACCTTGCTCAGAGCCTTCAATGTACTCTGCCTCGCGCTTCTTCAGTTGCGGTGACATCGCCTGTAAGATCCGAACAAACGGGATCTGCATCTCGCTACTGTCAAACGCCGCACCTTCGCCAGCGAACTCAAGGATATCGTCCATTACATCGGTCGATACTGCGGTTTCTTTTTTCTTAGCAACTGCGCCCATTATGCTTTCCTCCGAATTTGTGCAGCGTTGGATATAAATGCCCCGAACATATCAAGGTCAATCGGTTTACCGTCCGTAATGCGCTCCTTCACAAACGCCTTGAGTGTGGACGGGTGAACGTGGGTCTTGGTCTTTGGATCAAAGCCACGCTCTTGCAGGAGTCCAACGACATCCCCCGCAACATTATCTTCACCTTTACCAAAGGAACAGGTCACATCGTTCTTGATGATGTCATCTAACCCGTTTTCCCGCAGCCACGAGAACGC